ACAATAAATGCGTCTTTATTATACTTTCGTGTCCCCTTTGGAGACTGCCACTTCTCATTATAAACTTCTCCTACATCAATACCAGATACTTGTGTTCCACCAATCTCAACAACAATATCATCAGATGCTTCCCAACCAAACTTTTCAAAGAGTTCCTTAAGTTCAGAAACTTGGTAAAGTTCTAAAAACCTAGAATAAACTTCTGGTTCATACATAACATTTTCTTCAGGATCAAGTTTTCCAATCATTAGTTACCTCTCAGTTTCTGATGCACTGCATCCTTGATAGAATTATACTCAGAATAGTTCCCACTGTCAAGATCGTTTGCATCGAACACCTCATCGAAGTCTGTTCTTTCAAGGATCTTATTTTTGATTTCTAATTGCTTCTTCTCTTGAGAGATACGTCTCAAGAATGCATAGTAAATGATTTGAGTGAAATATGCGAATGGGTTCTTTGACTTCTCTGGATTGAAATTATGAACATATCTTACACAGTTTTCAATACCGTCACAAATCATGTCCTCTTTGAACATGTAGTTGACGAAGTTTGGTTTGTAAGATAGGTGGTTTGCAATCTTCAGGAAGCACTCACCAATATACCTAGGGATTTGTGGTTTCGGTTCGTCGTTGAGTTTGGCTTTCTCTACTTGTGCGAAATAGTTCTCAAGAGCATTCAGGAACTCTTTGTTATTCACATAGTGTTCAGCATTTCTAGGTTTAGGCATATTGGTGTTTTTTGTTGTTTTAATTATATCATCAAAGTCAACACTTGACAAGGTACTCAAAACCATGTAGACTTAGGCTTGTCCGGTTTGATAGTTAAATTATAGGTACTTTAAGAAGACTTATAAAGTTTCTCCAGGACTTCTTTGGCATCTACGACATTTCCTAAGTATCCCATCTTCTTATCTAGTTTTTGAAAGTTACCTTGACTAGATTTTCTAACATAATCTTGATAGTTCATAATCATCTCAATGTTCTCTGACTCAGACATTGTGAGAACATCTTCTAGATTGATTATAAAAAGATCTTCATGAGATGTCTTTAACCATGGTTCAAATTTATATCCTGTAATTGAACCTCTTGTTTTAATTGGTTGAACACAGATTGGATTTGATATCAGTAGCATAGTTCTATCGTCTTCATCTGATGCTGCTACCTTACAGAATATCTCATCTCCACATTTAAGTTTTATTGTTGCGTAAAAGTCGTCTTCGATCATAGGGTTTACTCCTTTATGTCGATTGTAAAAATATCATAGTTAAATTGTTCAGAAACATAAATTTTAACTCGTTCAATAAAATGGTTCAGTGTATAGTTCTTTCTTGATCCGATTGTTAAATCGTCAGCAATATCATAAAGTTTTGCACTAACCTTATCTTTGCCTTTACGGAGGACTCTACCAATACTCTGTAAGTTTCTAACTCTAGATTTTGATGGAGAGGCAAATATTACGTTGTGAAGGTTCTTAATGTTAATACCGGTGCTGAAGGTTCCGTAAGATGCAACGATGATAGCGTCTGATTCTTTTTCGGTAATCTCCCTTACTTCTTCTCTATCCTCGGCATCCACACCACCATGAATAAAGAATACTTTGCGGTCTTCACTTACCTTTTTATTTATTAGGTCGTAAAGTATGGCACCATGAGCTTCTACTCTAGAATATAATAACAGAGTATTTCCTGTAAGATCTTTGGCTAGATTGGTGATGAAGTTGTTTCTCTTCTCATGACCAATCAGAAACTGTATTTCATCTTCGTAAGTATCAAACTTCTTTGGTTTATACTTTAAAACTAGACACTGGATATCAAGAGTTGCAAGATGTCCTTCATCCTGTAATTTCTTAGTTTGAGTGACCTTGTATGATGGTCCAAATAGTCCCTCTAACACCCACTTATGGGTCTGTGAGCCGTCTAATGTCCCAGTAAATCCATATCTATACTTAGCATGGTGTAACTTATCCATGATACTAATCAGAGACTTACTCTTAAAAAGGTGCGCCTCGTCACCAATCACCACATCGTATGGTTCAAAGAACTTCCTATCCAGTTCGTAGATACTCTGCCAGGTAGTAATTGTGACTTCATTAGTATTCACTCTCTCACGACCAGCATAGATCCTGTGACAATGATTCTGAGGATCCCAACCATAACCCTCAAAGTCTTTATACATTTGTTCCACAAGAGATGTGGTAGGAACAACCAACAGAATTTTTCTACCCTTGGCTACATGATATCTCACTACAGAATAGATCATGAAAGATTTACCTGATCCAGTGGGAGAGATCAGTAACTTACGATTATACCTCAATGCATCATAGACACCATCAACCTGATAGTCCCTTGGTTTCATACCAGGAGATATGGCTTCCATGTAGTCCTTGACACCACCTTTACTAATCAGTTCATTGACTTCAAACGGTGGTCCGTAGAACTTGTTATTTAAAAACTTGTAGTTGTATCCAGCACCTTCAGCAAACGCAACTACCTTGTCCAACAGACCACAGTAGATACGCTTTGTCTTCATATTGTATAGATGAATTTCTCCGTTCCAATGCCGGTTACGATACTGAGGCATGAACTTCTTATTCTCGATCTCAAAAGTAAATCGATCTCGTAATTCATATTCTACATGAGGTTCAGAAGTGATCTTAAGATACACCTCATTCACCTTCTCAATAATCAACTCTGCCATACATATAGGTTTCCCTACACATATTTATTAGAGCTCTCTAAACTTATATTCCAATATAATTCTATAAAAAAAATCCTTCAGCATATACAGTCTTTCCTGTTCTGCTGGTTCACCACCCACCCACTTATCAAGATGCACACATACAGACTTGTATGTTAGATATACATCTTCTATATGGAAACTCATATCAACAATAGTTTCGTTGTCGTCGTTGCCCATTAGCCCAGACCGGAAGTGAACCTCATGAATTCGATACTGTTTTTAATTTGATACGTTCGATTGGTAATTTGTTTCAAGATTTCCTCTATATATCTCAACATCACATCGTAATATTCAATCTTCATCGATACATTGGACAATCTCTCGTCCGCATCGAGATACTTATTCATAGTATCTTTATCTCTGATCTTCTTTGGAAAGGGATCTTTGATGTATACATCCGGGTCCGCTTTACCCGAGTAGTATTCATACCTTTCGTGTCTTGTATTCTTCTTTTGTTGTTCTGCCTTCTTCCTCAACAACATAAAGTTGTTGTAGATATCATAGTATTTAGCGTGGAGAACAGGAATATTTAGTGATTCCGTATGTAAGTTATCGATATCAATCTTAGAATCCTTCTCCCACATTTGTTGGAGTGTAGGAAGATCAATCATCGAAGAACTGCTCACTGAAGAACTTTTTACTCAGTGACCCAGTTACAACTCTACTGATCCGTCTCCTGAGTTCTCCAACTTGAGGATCCTCGTTACCAAAAAGTTCTGTGATAATATCGTCAATATCATCCAGTAGATCCTTTCTACGGGATAGCATTTCATTTTCGTCAATCATTAGCAGCAGGCTACATCAGTGATATTATACACAGAATACTTGAAGGTGACCTGTGCTGTCAAGTATTCTACATCAGTTGTTTGAGAATCAAATTGTAGATCAGATATACTAGTGGGGAACAGGTCTTTGAAAATGACACTGAATACGGGTCTATTGATACCATTTAGAATGGTCATCGTACCGTCAGAAGTTAGATTTATTTCATCTTTATTACTCTTTCTGACAGGACCAGTATTTTGCCAATCGTAAATTTCACTCAGACTTTCTGGAAAACCAATACCTCTTAACCAATTTTGAATCTCAATATAGTTTTCAAGACCTTGATCCACAAGGAATCTGAGAGTTAGATCATTGAAATCTAATTGAGTTCCAGGTCTAGGAATATTCCTCAGGTAGTTTGGTTGAACCGCAGTGTTCATGTTAAGACCAGGAACATTTACTGCATTACCAAAGAAACCTAATGTAGGTGCTCTGTTGACAGTAAAACTAAAGCCATTGGCTTGTAGAAAATTTCTATCAGTAATTTGAGACGAGAGTGGCTGTGTCATTT